TCACGGTGCGCCGTGCCAACCTGACCCGTAGGGATACATCTGCGGAGTCGTACATCCAGTCCCAGCTGGACGATACATCGTTGGTGGTCAACTCCAAGTTGTTCCGTGACAAGACCAACCCCATCAATCAGATCATGTCTGCGGCAAGCGAGGTGTACACCACGCACAAAGATCGCACACTTGCCTATGTTGACAAGGGGCCGCGCTTGTTGCCCAACACCGAGTACTTCGACTACTCAACTGAGATGCGCCAGCGCATACAGCAGGTGGACAACATGATGGCGTTGCACATGCCCAACTACGACAAGTATGTACAGCTTGACATTGCATACCGCAGCTTGCGTCCCAACGGGCGGGCCAGTGTGTCTGACTACCCCACGATGGAGGAGTTCCAAGATCGTATGGGGTTTGACCTCAAGTTCTCCCCGCTGCCGGAGGCGAGCCACTTCCTGTTCGACATCAACGAGGATGACAAGGCGGCGTTTGTCCAGATGATGGAGCAGGTGGAGGTCGGCGCTCGCAACGAGGTGATCAAGACCATGCTGGAACCACTGAGCCACTTGATCGAGAAGCTGAACAAGCCCATCGGTACTGAGGGTGCGATCTTCCGAGACAGTGCTATCGAGAACATCGTGTCCAACCTTGACCGCGCCAAGAAGTTGAATGTGTCTGATGACCCCGAGATTTCCGACATGATTGGCAAGCTGGCACAGGCAGTCAGTGTGTATCAGGGCACCAATGTTCTGCGTGAGTCGCCTATCGTCCGAGACCAAGCCGCCAAGAAGTTGGACGAGATCGCACGGCAGATGGGGGCGTTGTTCCGATGATTACCCTAAGTGAGTTGGAGTTAGTGTTAGGCATTGGTATTGGTGTGCTTCTGTATGTGATTCACATTCTTCGCAAGATGATTGAGTCGCAGAGGGAGGCAATGCGTATGCTGATGCAGACACTGAGTGGAGTGGCTGATAAGAAGATCACCCTTGTGCGAGACCGAGAGGGTGACATCCATGTTCGTAACCAGGAGAAAGCAAATGGCAATTCATAAGGCATCAAACATTGAGAAGGCAAGGGCGCAGATCGTGCTCTACCATCCGTTCGTGGCGTCAATACTGTTGCGCCGTCCGTTCATCGAGACCCGAGACATCCCGACATTGGCAGTCGATGGCAAGGCGCGTATCTACTTCAACCCTGACTTTGTTGCCAAGCTGACTGTTCCGCAGTTGATATGGGGCTTGTGTCATGAGGTATTCCATGTGGTCGGTCAGCACTCTATTCGTAAGGGTAATCGCAACCCCAAGAAGTGGAACTATGCAGGTGACGCATGGATTAACGACACACTCGATGAAGCCAAGATGGGTGAGCGTATCCCCAAGTGTGTGGACATGCCAGGGTCTAAGGACGACACAGTCGAGAACATCTACGCCAACTTGCCAGACAATGGCAGTGGTGATGATGACGGTGATGAGGATGGGTTGGGTGACGACATCCACTACACCGATGGTGTCGGAGACTCAGGCAAGCCCATGACCCCTGATGAAGTGCGTGAGATCGAGGGCACGATCAAGGTAGAGATTGCCGAGGCAGCACAAGCAGCGAAGATGCAGGGCAAGCTGTCAGGTAGGTTGGCAGCTATGGTGGCAGACATCTTGGACGTGAAGACCCCGTGGTTTGAGATTCTGGAGAAGCACATGGTCAGCCGTGTCAATCAGGGTCAGACATGGCGGCGTAAGAACCGCAGGTTCGAGGTCTATCTGCCCAGCGTAGACAAGCTGCCACAGATGGGGGAACTTGTGGTGCAAGTCGATGTATCTGGATCAATTTCCAAGCAAGAGTTGGCGCACTACAACGGTCACCTATCACGCATCATCGACCAGTGCCGTCCCGAGAAAGTCCACGTTCTGTACACCGACACCGAGGTCAAGAAGCATGTCGAGTTTGAGTGCGGCGAGGAAATGCAGCTGGAGTTCTACTCAGGCGGTGGCACTCATATGCCAGCAGGGTTCGACTACTGTGCCGAGCAGGGTATCGAGCCTGATGTGTTCGTGTGCTTGACCGATGGCTACACAGACTTTGGCGATAACCCCGGCTACCCAGTCGTGTGGTGTATCAGTTCCGATGTCGAGGCTACCCACGGCGAGAACATCCACTTTGACATGGAAGAATAACCAACAACTTACTCACTGAAAGGAACGACATGAGACTCAAGAAAGCCCTAACCTATGCTGACTATGTGGCCCTGTTTGCACGGCGAAAGAAAGGCAGCGATGTAAAGCCAATCTTCCGCGACTGCCATATACGGTTCGAGAACGACATCTTCACGGTAGTAGAGACAAGACGGTGGTGGGAAGACCAAAGCGTAGTGCCACAGGTAATGTGGTCGATTGACCCGTTCAACATCGTGACGCTGTACGCTGAACCCAGAGACATAACAACACGCAATCGACTTACCCGCGCCATTGGAAGGTGGGTGTTCTCTGACCAAGCAAAGCACAAGACCAAAGAGTCAGCGGTGCGTATCCACAAAACCAAAGCATATAAGGACGGCACTATCCCCTACCACATGGGGTTACAAGTCCAGCTGGCCCCTGATGGTGAGATTGAGTCGTTCATCAACCCACGCAAAGATGTCAAGATACTGGTCAAGAAAGATGCAATTAAGACAGTGTCCACATCTACGGCTAGGTTACGCAAGTTGACGATCACGATGGCAAAGATGGGGGTGTTTGATGAAGCAGTATCAATGCGACTTGGCGGCTCGTACTATTTCAGGTCGATTGACGTAAAACACATAAGCGATATCAACTACCAAGACCCCTTGGGAGAAGACGCTGAAGCTGTGTTCTACCGTGGTATGGATAGTGCAATCATCCCCTCACAAACTGGGTTTGTAGACGGGTCTTGGTCAAGGATTCCGCTTGAAGAGCGGCGGCAAACATACCACCGAAACATCATCGAGAGCGGCATGAAGGCGTTGCGCAAACACATCTACGAACAAACCAATTCATATGAAAGGGTGGAAGTATGAGCGAGTTGTATTACCCCAAAGACCTGATTGACAAGTACCGCGATGTACTTGTGGGTCATGGCGACTGGTATGAAAGTGTGTACGAACATTTCAAAGAGATGATGTCCGTCATAGGAATACGAGTTGACAAGGTTTACTTCAGCGGGTTCTGGAGCCAAGGTGACGGTGCTTGTTTTGATGGGAGGGTTGAGGATTGGGGTAAATACCTATTGCATCTTGGTTATGACAATCTAATATTGCACCAAGCAGCAGAAGACAGTTGGTCTTTTTCGTGGGCCCATAGTAGTGGGCGCTATTACCATGAGCAATGCGTGACCTACAACGATGAGATATGGAGACCTGCCAATCCATTTGATGAAGAGAAAGCACCCTTGCAGTACGACACATGGGCCAACACCCTGGGAGTATTTGATTTACTACAACTGACTGAAGAAATGAAGGAGAACTTACGTGGACACATGAGAAGCCTGTACCGAACTCTTGAGAAAGAGTACGACCACCTGACCAGCGATGAAACTGTGTCAGCTTGGATGCAAGACAACTACATTGAACTAACTGAATTGGAGATTTAAACATGGCATACGTATCAATTTCAAGCGACCTGCGCAGTGCAGTGCGTTCCAACATCCACGCAATGCGAGAGATGGAGCGAGAAGGTATCAAGAAACCTGCCTCTATTTGTGATCAGACAGTGTCTGGCACAGACCCAGCGATGGAACAACTGGTGTGGGGCATCCACTACCCCCTTAAAGCAATGATGCCCAAAGAGTGGTTGAAAGAGACCGAGTCCGTTAACTTGCGCACCAAGATCATATTTGCAAACGGGGCAAGCGTGAGGCCCAGCGTCCGAATTAACTTCAGCCCTCGCATGATAACGCCCCCAAATACAGACCGATATGGGCACGACATTGACCTGCCAGATAACCACCCTCTCGTGCCTGAGTTGGTGGCGTATCACACCGAGATGCGCAGTATTGACGAACGCTGGTCTGCTGTAGGTACACAAATCATGGACTTCTTGGGCGCTTGCAAGTCACTCAACGAAGCCCTCAAGCTGTGGCCTGATGTCCGCATCTATGTCCCCAAGCAGTTCCTTGAGCGTGTTGAGCGTAAGGTTGAACGCGCTGTCAACACAGGTGGTGCTGAAGCCATCAAGAAGGTAGACACAGATGCCGCCGTGTCCGCCGCCGCTATTGCCCGAATGATGGGCGCTATTGGGAGCCGCTGATGACTGAGTACCAACTCAAACGCCGCGCTGTTAAAAACTTTAAAGACTACTGGGTAGAAAAACATGTCAAACGAGAATACCAGAGGCAGTGGTTACGCTCCGTATCCCTCCTTGGAACGAAGTGGCGGCTTGCCGTCCCAACCCCTCGACTTACGGCTCCGAGAGATTGAGGGTCGCATGGCAAGGATTGAATCACGACTTGTGCAGTTGATGCTGCACTTTGGGCTTGACCCGCAGAGGAAACACTATGAATGAACAACCAAGCCTGAGACAAGTGGGTGGCGACCACTACAAGAAACTCAAGGTTCAACCCTGGGATGTGGTGGACACATGGCCTATCGAGCAACAAATTGGCTACTACCGTGGCGGTGCTTTGAAGTACATCATGCGCATGGGTCACAAGGATATATCTATCCAAGAGATCGGCAAAGGTATCCACTACCTTGAGAAGCTGACCGAGTGTTTGCACAGACAACAAGAGGAGAGCACATGAGTAACAACATCACTGGCAACAACGCCAAACAAGCCGCTGCCACTGCCACTGGCAGAATCATGATGGGGAGCGCAACTACTACCAACATGGGGATTAGCGGCAACAGCGGGGCTATAGATGCGGCAACGTACTCCTTCTGGGGTTCCGCCAAGGTAGTAAACAGAGTGGCTTGCTTTGAAGTCCAAGAAGCAGAGAACGGTTACATCTTGCGGTATGGGCACAAGGAGGGAGAAATTTTCCGATACAAGGTAGCCAAAGATGTAGAAGAAGTGCGCGACTTAGTCACATCAATTCTTGTTGAACGCAAACTGGGGATTTAAAAATGCCGGACATTCAAACTGAAATATTCACAAAGGTATTGCCAAAAATGCAACTCAATAACTTGAACTTTGACGATGACGTTGGAACCCAACAAACAGTCACAGTGGAGACATCTGACAAGTCTCTCAGCGTGATGCAACAGATATGGGAATTCGTTAACGTAAACCCAGGTCTGACCGCAGGTCAGATTTCCAAACAGATGGATGGGCAAACTCATACTGGTATCTCAACCAGACTTAACCAACTGCTCAAAGCCAACAAGCTTATGCGCACCAAGAAACCTGACGAGTCCTATCGTTGGTTCAGCATTGGCGACACATACCCCCGCATGGACAAGTCGGCCTCCCTTGCATTGGCAGTCAAAGCCCGACAAGAAAAGCTGGAACGTAAAGCAAAAGCTAAAGCAAAGAAGGTTGCAAAAGCTGCTGCACCCCAAGTCGCTGCGCCTGCGCCAACCAATACTTGGGATGTGGACATGATGTTGTCCAAGATGTCCATCACCCAGGCGCGGGGGATGTATGACGCACTGAAGAAAATCTTTGGGGCGTGACATGGCTGAGACAGTCGTGACTGTGGTTCTGCTCGGCGCACTATGTGTGTCCGTAGCAGGGCTTGTACTGTATGCGCTATCCGAAGTTTGGTTTTGGATGGACGAACAAGATCGGAGAGACAGATGAAAGACCTTGACCGCAAAGTGCCGTGGAGTCAGGAACTTGAATCGGTGTGGGCGGAAAAAGACCCGGAGGACGAAGCATTCGAGCAATTGGCCTTGAGGCAAGGGCAGTGGGATTACAGCGGACAAAACACCAGCGGCTGGCGCAAGAAGCAGGTCTATGGGAAGTTGCTTGTGGATGCAGGGTGTGCTGAGCGCGGGTGCATTGGATATGACCCCCGCGATGGTGATGCAGTCCTAATGGCGACCCGTGATGAAGTGTTGGAAGAGATAGCACAGCATCTGGAAACCAAATTCACCATGCCGTTTGGTCGTGATACGGTGCAGTCGTTCGCAACATTTATAAGGAGCATGAAGCGATGAACCAAGACCTTATTAAGTTGATTGAACGCAACGGGTTAACTTTGCATGGTGACATTGAACACTTTGCAGAATTTGTCCGTGCCGATGAGCGTGAGGCGTGTGCAAAGTTGTGTGAGACTAAACACTTTAGTTGCCCGTTTAAGACATCAGGCGCACAACAATGTGCTGACGCAATCCGAGCAAGGGGACAAACATGACACGATGCACATTTAAACAAGGCAATTACAACTGCGGAAGCTATGCTTTCAACTTGTACAAAGAAGACGTAGATCAAGGCAGTTACTGTGACCGCCACTACTGGCAAGACCAAGCGCAGAAGGCCCGTGCTGACGAGCGTGAGGCGTGTGCAAAGGTGTGTGAGACGCTTGAATTACCTGAGTGGCCTGACAAAGTGCGTCAGCCATTAGCGCAAGCCATCCGAGCAAGGGGACAAGCATGACAAGCTATTGCGTGTACTGCAAGCGCCCTGTTTTTACCATATTAACCAAGTGTAGGAGTTGCGGAAAATGACAAAAGAACAAATCCTGCAACTCATCAAGCTGTTGTCAGCAGTTGAATCATGGTCATATGCAGACAAGCGTCAGATGCCCGAGTATCTGTATGAGCGAATTGATGAAGCTATGAAACTGTTGGAACAAGAGGTGCTGAAATGACTGAAGCCGAACAGGTTATGAAGCGTTGCCAGATCGGCACACGCAACTATGAAGAAGCAAACAACCTCCATGCCGACTGCTATCGGGTCATTGGCAAGCTGTTGGCAGAACACGCCATGCGTGAAGTGCAAAGGCTTGGGCAAGAGATTGAGCAAGCGCCTGTGTGGATTGACGCTGGTAATCTGAAGCGCCTCAAAAAAGGGGATGTACTGCGCGTATTTCGCAAAGGTCAAGAGTATTACAGCGCCTTTAGGTTTGATGGATTGCTTCAGGAATGCGACTATACCTATGACGGCGATGCGCCTTTTGTGTGGCTAGAGGTGGGTATGGCGACTCTTGACAAAATTGTTTACACCAAAAAAGACTTTACTACGGGTGCTGTTTATGCTGACCGTGGGGACAGGGTTGAGCTATTTCAACCCGCCATCAAAGAAGCCTTGGCACAGCCAGAGCAAGAGCCTGTAAGTGATGACATTGCATCCATCCTTGCCTGTCGAAATATGTTGGATGCACAACCAGTTCCGCCTAGAACATGGGTAGGCAGTGGCGACCTCGAAGACTCAAACGCTTACTTAACCACACCACAGCGCAAGCCGCTGACGAACGGTGAAATCTACACGGCATACATCACAGCAACAAACCAGACGCTACGGGCGACAGATGAGAGGCTTGCCTTTGCTTTTGCCCGAGCCATTGAAGCCGCTCACGGCATAAAGGAGAACACATGACCCCGCTTGTGCAAAAAGCAGTCAGATTTGCGCCAGAACCCGAAACCGCACTTTGGTTTGATGTTGGTCAAATGCAAAGCACTCTTGAAATGAAAGTGCCAGCAGATTTCTTAATGCACCTTCCATCCAAAAGAACGGGGATTGTTGGCCTTGATACAGCGGGGAAAG